TCTTCTTTGTTGTCGTCTTCGTGGTTGTCTTCCGCTGCGACCACCGCTTCCACCACAAGAAGTGGGAGCACCTGGTTGAGTCAGAAGGAATGCCGTATCATAAATTCTATTTTGCTCATAATGTCCTTTCGCACGTGCATATGCTGTATAAGAACTAAATCCATTGTTAATAGCAGTAGTGTATGCAACATAACGAGCATCACAGTTAGCTGCTGGATTTTGTCTTACATTTCTTAGGATAGTATCCGCAGAATTTTCACTAAGAACATTACTAGTTTTGCCAAGAATATTTTCACCAGTGGTGTTCTCTTGGAACACTGATTTATGTAATGCAGTTGATCTTACGGATGCAACACTTTCTTCTGTAAATTCTAATAAACCATTTGCTTGGAAAGTTGTTTCCGCAGATGTTTGATTCAGTGAAGAAATAAATGTTGTTTGAGGAATAGAAGTTAGTTTGACAACCTTAGTTCCAGCAATAAACTGAGGATTGCTTGGTTTGGATGGATCTGGGATGTAAATACAACCAACAACACCACCTACTTCATCAGTTACCAATCTAATATCAGAAACTGTTGCTTGTGCTCCACTTGACAACCCTTTGAGAACCATTCCTCTACGAGGATATCCAAAGAAATCTCCACTAGTTTGTGCTGCCAAAGAAGTAGTATCAATGTTCAATACTGATGAAACAGATGAGTAATCATCTGGTAAAGTTTCATCGTTATTGTATGGGTTTAACGTAAATGTAACGCTAGGATCATCATAAGCGCCAGCTTTATGATTTGCGGTTGCAACTCTAAATTTAAAAGTTCCAGTTGCTTCATTTGGAAGTGGATTGATCTGAGTATTACTCTGCGCCATCGATCCAATTACAGTCTCACCAGAAGTAAACGTACCAGCAGTCATGGAAATTTCCAATAACTTAGGTGCCATATAATCCACCATATTCTGGTTGTCCAGAATTGGATATACCTGAGTTCTAGGTCTTAATCTAGTTCCTGTAAATTCAATATTACGAGATCTCATATAGAGAATATTGGATCTATTCAGAACTCTACTACCAACAATTTGTCTTCTAGTATGAGGTGATTTTCTAATTGCAACACCATCTCTTGTTTTATTAAGAAGTTCAACATCAGATGTTGTTCTTACGACCTTAGTTGTAGTTGTTTTAATATCATCTGTCGCATTAAGTTGTTTTGTTGTAGAAGACACAACTGTATCGTCAGATGTTCTTGTTTCTCTACCAACAACTGTGTCTACCCAAGATCCCCACTCAATCTCAGCAAATCCTTTTGCTTCATCAATTCCAATTGTTTGTGTTGATGCTACAAAATCGGGACCAGTGGTATCAAATTCAAATGTCTTGATTACTTTTTGATCAACCCAAATATCAGAAGATGGATAAAGATGTAGTGTTCCTGTCCAATTAGTGACCAAGAATGGGTTTACAGACTCAACACGTGATGCAAAAATATTTTGCATTACAACTAGATCTGCATAGTTGAGAGTAACTAAATCACCAGTCTTTCTAATATTTGGATCTGTAAGTTGATTGTTAAAACGTTGATCCAGTGTAGATGGTACTGATGCACCAATACCAGTAATTGCAGCAGTTGCAAGTACCATGTCAATTGACGTGGTGAAGTGAGCTGGTCTCAGTTCACCATTATAGGTATCAATAGAACAACTAAAATCTTCGTTACTTTGATCTTGAATCTGATGAGTTTTGAAATTATCAACAAAGAAACCACTCTTAAACCTATCAAGACCCTTAGCATCTTGAATTGTGAGCGCCTCAGTTTCTTTCTCCAATAAAGAAAGTGCTGTATAGTATTCCAGATTAGTGATTCTACTATCAAGATCTCCAATATCTTTCATAGTATATCTCTTGTGATCTATTCTTTGAATAGATGCTCCATCAAGAGAGAATAGGTATGGAGGAAGATTGATTGTTGCAACTTCCAAACTATCAGTTAATGCAGCAGGCAGTTCTGGATTCTCAGAAGGAACGCCATTAACAATATTAAAATTGCCAGAAGAATCTAAGAATACTCTATCAATTCTGCCAAGATAATATTCATAGTTAAGGACTAAATTTTCATCTGATACTAGGATATTTGAGGTTGACTGTCCACTTTGAGTAAAGTTTCTAGTTGCGAAATCAAATGGAGATAATGTGGAGGTTGAATCATAATCTCCAACCCTTGGTCTGATATCAATTATATCAGTATTTCTTATACCATTGAAAGTCGGAATATCGTTTGAATATAGTTCATTCTCATAACTTTCTGATGTAAATACATCGCCATTATCACCTGAACCAACAACAAAATTTTGGAAGATAATTCTTAGTTTTCTCCCTGCACTTTCTCTATCCTTTCTTCTCTTAATTCTTCCGTAATCATAGAAAGAATTTCTTTGACCATTGTCAACAAGGTAATCACTAGTGACATTTTTATCTGCTTGACCTAATTTTGTAACTGTTGCAGCAATCTGAGACGTTTGCCCGATGATTCTTTCATCAAAGTCAAATGTTTTCTCATTTAAGTAAACAAGTTCTATAACTGTTCCAGAAACTGCTGAAACAATTCTAGCAACTGCTTTCGTATCCTCACCAATAATTTTTTCTCCAACAACAAAATCAGATGCAGATTGATTAGGACCGCTAATAGATGTTAGAGTTACAGTAGGAAGATTTGGATCGTTTTGATCATCAGATTCAAATACACCAAGAACTCTAAGAACATCTGGTTTGTTTAGAGAAATCTCTTTGTCTTGTACTCTGGTTCCATATACATTACTATACGTCAATCCATCATTAAGAGTAGTTGAACCAATTCCAGAAGCAGTATCACTAGATCTAGTAATTAAGATAGAAGAAACATTGTTGAGGAATTTTTGTTTCTGAACAACTTTGTTCTTATTGAGAGTTGCTGCAACTCTAATATCTGTTTCTGATTCTCTTGACAGTCCACCAATAGTAACTGTTTTTGCATTACTAGATGGTACAACCATATCCTCTGTTAAAGGTTGGATTGTGCCATCTCTATAAGCAACATGATATCTCTCCTCATCAAACGGGAGATAGAATTGATTATCAGCAGCTGTTGGTAATGTAAGTGTACTAGAAGCAGATGAAACGTTAGTAAAGACTTTCTTGATTACAATCTGTGCAGTTCCAAGATCAACATTATCAATGTTAGTCGCACCTAATTGCGTATATAATGTGTTGTCATCTACATTAATCAAATCACCGCTCACAACCTCCAAATCAGTGATTTGCTGTACATTGGCAGGCGGAGCACCATCAAACAGATTAGAGACGGTCTGAATGCCTGCTAAGGTCATCTCAGACGCTGTGTTGTTAATACTATGAACTCTAAGTAAAACTGGATCAGAAACAGTATTGTCAGTTGAGATAAATCTGACAAGATCGTTTGTAGTAACGATACCAACAAACGTGCCTCTTTCAGCAGTAATCGTGCTAAAACCAGCAGGAGTAGCAGCTGCATTGCTACCACCTCTACCTGTAATAGTGAAAGAAGTTCCAAACTTTCTCTTTGTTGAAAGTTTCAAATCAGCATTGAATGTCTGAATTCCTACTGATGTTCCTTGATATACTGATTTTACTTTTGAAATATCATAATTCGTAGTAATAGCGACAGTAGTGGTAAAATCTACGCCATCAACAGAAATTTTTTCTCCCTTATGGAACGTACCCTTTACCTGTCTAAGACTGAGAGTGGAAATTCCAGAAGCATTATCAACAACAAATCCAGATGCACCGCTATTTTGTCCAGACAGGAAAGCACCAGAACGTAAAGAAGTGAAAGGTTGTGTGATCTCTAATTTTGTATACGGAGAAATATCAAATAGTCTCAGCGTATACTCTGATTGAGGACCCTCAAAAACTTGGGATTCTAAATTATAATCATAAATCCTACATTCACCAATTGCTTGACCTGCTGGTAAAGTAGAACCTACGCCAACTCTTGAATCTCTGAGAGTTGCTGCAATAGTAGTTCCAAAACCAACAACAGGTGAACCATGAACATTGTTAATTGCAATTTTTGGACCGATTGAAATAGGTACAGCTTCTTGAAATATTCTTCTAGTAGATCTAGGTTTTTCAACATCAATAACTGTATCAGTTTGCTTATCAATCTCAAATCCACTTACATATGCTTTACCTGAGGAGAACACATACTCCATCAGAGAATCGGAAGGAGTATTTGCTTGATATGTTAATTCATCAGCGTTATATAATCCATCATTTCCAAGATAGTTGTTTAAAGTATTTTTAATCGAAAGTTCAAAGGGTTTGATATAATAATTACCAGACTCGTCATGAGTTCTTCTGGCAAATTCTGCTTTAACGTAATTATATTCACTATTTCTTACAAAAGTTTCAATTTCTCCATTTTGAATTCTCATCAACTCAACAAAAGTTGGATCATCATTATCGATGATTAACTTTGAAGACAATACGGCTGAGATTTTTAATCTATCTGCACCTGGTGCCGAATAGTTACTAAACCCCTGTGCATTATCATTAAGAGATGGATCTTCATCAGCATTAATAATTTCCTCAACAACAGTCAAACCAACCTTCAAGGTCGGCATAGAATCATACTGTTGGAGAAGAATTGTCTGAGGACTGACGGTTACAAAATTTCCTCTTAAAAAATATACCCCTTCTTGAATATTTGCAGCAGATCCAGTGATATTTGCTTCAACTGAAACAGCTCTGGCAAATCCTTGATTAGTAGAAATTACAGTATTTCCATAGGAAATAGTTTCTAGGAGAACTAAATTTTCTCCTTCTATGAAATTACCATTCTCAAAGTTTGATCCACTCTTAATAATTGTAAAATATAAGGTGTCTAAACTTAGTTCCGAATCCGATGCGTCTAAAACGAAATCAATTCTTGCTTCAATTCCAGATTCTTCACCCCTAAATTTCTTACCAACAAGTTGTTCTACATATAAACTAATCGGAATACCAGAAAAATCCGGATCTACGCATACACCAGTGAAGACATCTTGATAAGAAAGTTGTCCAGGAATTACTTTGGAACCTTCTTTAAAAAAGTGTGTTCCAAATTTTTCAATTTGATCTTGAAGAATAGACTGTAAACCAGTTAATTCCCTAGCCTGAACCGGAGTTCCTGGTTTAAATAGAACTCTGTGAAAATTATTCGCAGCATCAAAATCATCATAATATGGGGTGATGTTTAGATTAGTTTCCTGGGGCATTTTCTTAGAATTCTAAAACGATTTTGATATCTTCTTTTTGGTTTGACGATCTCAAAACAGATGGTCTGTTATCAACGTAGATTATCTGTCCACTCTGGGGATTAACCTCAGGATTTGCAGTTCCTTTGTCAAACGTCTGGCCTAGGAAGTAGGTCCTATTATTTAGAACGGTAGAGATACCCGAGAAAGATGTGTCAATAGCAACAGTGGCATTACCACCATTAATATTAAAAGAACCACCATCTGTAAGTGAATTTTGGAATCTCAGTAGTTTGTATCCATAGAGTGGATTGACACCAGCAGTAGACGATGTTGCTACCTGACTATCTTGCCAATACTTCAAAATACCGGTATTGTTGTCAAAAGAAACAACCCTACCAATTGCAGTTGATCCAACTCCAATATTTTGTGTAATTACATCGTCCTCAATAAATGAGACTTGATCCAATTGACCAGAAATAACTTTCACTGCATAAACAGCACTTGCTTTTTCTGATGATACTCTACTAGTTGATCCATAAACAAGAGGATCCTTAACAACACCAATTCTGGCAAATTCGTTTCCAGTAATAAAATCGGGGTTAGTGGCATCATTTTCAAGTCTTGAATAGATCATGACTTTACGAGCACCAAGTTCATTGTAAATATCAGCGCCATGACCACCCGCTGGTGGGATAATTACATTAGTAACTGCATCCACACTAGATTCGGTATTCACAATACCTGCACCATCCAAGTCAAGAGTTCCGAATGAGTATCCTGATCCACCGGTAGAAACGTCAACCGTTTGAATTTTACCATCAGCGTTAACAGTCACACTTGCTTTTGCCCCTTCACCATCACCAAAAATATCTACATTGCTGTAAGTTAATGCAGTTCCATAACCAGCACCTCTATCAGCAACTGTTACAATTTTAATTTGACCACTGGTAGAAGCGTTATCTTTAACTGATATGTTGTCAGAATTTGAACTCCAATCATTTGGAACAGGAATAAAATTAGAAGAATCAAATCTAAGAATATCTGATGGTGTTAAAGTGTAAAGATACTTCCAAACATAGTCATCTCCACTACTACCAGCTGATCTTGGTTCTAAATCAGTAAACAGTGGTTGATCGAGGGATGGTTTTCCAGATGGGTTTTCAGGAGAAATACCATTATACAAACAAATATAAACTCTGTAATCTTTATTGATCACATAATATTTTGAATTATAGAGTGTCGTTGATTTTGAAACTGGGGCAAGATTATTTCTACTATAATCATTCCTATACATATCATACTTTTCACCAGATGCCCATGAATATTTTTCTACAACTCTTTTCACATCAGAAGAATTAATCTTCTTCATAGCTAGCATCGTATCCCAATAACGATTTTCTTCGTCAATAGAATCTATCGGTGATGGAGGGCTGGTGTTCCAATTTGCGTCAAGATTGACAGCATTTGGTAACCCAACCCATGTATAGTACGAACTACCAGTTGAGGATATCCCCGAAACGAAATTACTCGCACTAAGGACACGAAACTGTTCAGTTATAATCGCAGCCATTTTAACTTTTTTCTAGTTATTTATGTTAGATAACCAACTGATTTCAAGGGCAAACTCCTCAGAATCAATGGTCCGGTTGATATTCCGGTAAATCCATTATTTAGTGCAGGTGTAAATGTTTTTGCAATACCAGATCTACTAAACGTTTTTAGTTGACCCCAACTATATCTACCAAAGAATTGACTATAACCAATTCCTGTTATGCCATTGAGACTATCAACATTTACTGTGACCTTGGCAACATAAGTTGTTCCGATTCCAACTGCTTCCGTTGTTGCAATAGAGACGGATGCTGCTTCATATACATTATCTAAACAAGTTGTTCCAATTCCAAGAACAGACCCACCAAGATCAAGTGATGTGACTCCTTGACCGATGTTAGAATCAAATACAACAAATGGGTATCCATTTCCAATATTTGAAATTGTTCTTCCAGCACCAGGACCCATGAATGCAGTGCTTCTCAAAATAGAATTTGATGGGATGAGAAGATCAAATACAAGTTGTGTGGGAGATGCTGTGGAAACTCCACTAATA